TTGGCTCTTGGCGCCTAGGGTCTCAATCAGGTTGATGACCCTGTCGATCTCTGGCGCGTAGAGGCAGGCTTGGATGGTTGCGACGGCACGGACGTACTTGTTGAGGTTGTTATAGTCCTGGTTCTCGATCAGACCTTCCGAGTGGAGTGCGGATTGAGTTCCAGGGTCTTCCCAAATGGCCTTGTCAACAGTCGCCGTGTAAATCTGGAGAGCACGCTGATTAGCGGCCGAGGTGCGCCGCATATCAGGCATGACCATTCCCGATGGCGTTTCGGTGTACTCCATGAACTCGCGCTGCGCCGTCTCACGCTGTTTATCCGTAAGACCGGTCACGTCGAATTCCAGGACTACGACTTCCTCGTCGGTGCCTTCTTCCTCGCTGGGACGCGCGACCTCGATGTGCATCGTCCGCGTCTTGACTTGACGAGCGGCGGCCAAGACGCCTTGGAGAAGCGGTCGCTCGTTGCGGAGGATGTCCTTCCGACGTGAATCTGTCATAGGCCCAACACCCGGCTCTGGAGCATCGGGTGCGCGCCTTTGAACACCGTTTTGGTTCGGACTCTCAATTGTGGTAGTTGTGTCTTGTTCCGGCATGAGTTACCCCTCTCTTGTCGGCACTCTGCGTGTGGGACGGTAAGGGGCGGAGTGAGACGCCCCCCACCGGCACGTATGCGCCGCGACAGAACCGACTACGTGCAGTCCTTGGTTCTGATTGTCCCCTGGAAGTCGAATGTGAACTGGCACGTATTGTCACGCAGACTGTCCAAAATCGGCTTCAGGAATCGCGCGTCACTGTACACCGTCTCCGTAAAGGTCAGGTCGACAGTGTAGCTGGTGACGTAGCGCCACTCCAACTTTCGCCCACCAGGCCGGTAGGTGCCAGTGTTGATAGTGACCTGCGCACGCCACCGGTTGACTTCCGCGAACCGCGTTCCGTCCAGCGAGTAGAACTCGCCGTCCGACCCTTGAATCAGGTTCGTCGGATCGAACGTGGTCAGAATCAGCGACTGAAGCTCCGGCGGGGCGTTGACCGCGAATGTGTAACCGCGCTCGAACAGGTTGTTGACGTCGACGTTGGCGATGTCGAAGTTGCCCATCGGAGTGCACTTGCGGAAGATATAAATACCGGGATTGGCTACTGGCATGTCTGCTCCTCCACCTCCTTTCTGTGGGTTAGGCGGTTGCTTGCCAGCGGAACTGGAGCTTGGCCAACAGGTGCTCGATCACGTCGTTGTCGTCGACGCGGATGATAACCTGGAAGGTATCTGGGGCTGGCTGGACTGGATCCGCCGTTACAGTGCCACCAGGGGCCAACAGACCTCGTGTGATGAAGTCGTTGACTACACCTTGAGCAGTGCCAAGAACCATTCCTTGCCCTGCAATGTCGTTCAAGACCTTGCCGACGAGCTGCAGCCACAGTGACTGGATCTGGCGGATCATTGCGAACCTGATACGCGTGCGGTGGAGTTTCTTCCACCCCGCATCAAGTTGCATCGTCGGCGCATTGAACGTGGTTAGGCCTTGCTCGACCACCATCTGACCGAGGAAGTTCTTGGTCAGTGGGATTGCGCCGGCGTTGAGTGCGTTGATGACATCAGCGTTGGCCATGTTGCCGTAGATGCCGACAGCGTTCTGGATGACCGAGTACGTCAGTGCCTCTTCGAGGTTCTGACTCGCCATCATACCGCACAACCGTCCGGCAGCCTTGGCGCCCTCACGGACCGCACCGTCGGAACCGACGAAGCCGTTGATGACGAGGGCGCACGCGATGTCGTTCATCGCCTTGGCGTTCTGCAGTCTTGTGGCCATCGGAAGCGTCGTAGGCTGACCCATGATGGAGATGACCCACGAGCCTTCGTTGTTGATCCGATCGACCCAAGACTGGACTGTGCCCTGCATGATCGAGTCTTCAACGTCGACGGCAATGACTTCCCACTCGTGGTCGAGTTCCAGTACACCAAGTGCAGTGGTGTACATGAGGGCGGTAATGCTGGCTGGGTCGGTACCGCCCGTCAGAGACGCGTTCGTCACAGCTGCGAACTTGCCGGACCCCTTGACCGTATAGGTGTAAGTGATCCAAGGGCTACCGGTTTGCTGGAGTGCATTGACCAGGTTCTGACCTTCGTCGTCAGTGGTCGTGACGTACTTGGTGAACGGGATGGTCTGTACCAGTTGGTTCTGGTAGTAGATCACCAGTTCGCGAATGGTGGAGTTGCTCAGGTTGTCACGGATGGTGTACGTCATCGAGTTACCATCCGTGCCTGGCTGCGCCGAGAACAGGTTACCGATTGTCACACCAGGTGCGACGGAGTCGTCCTTGATCGCAGCCGTCGAAGGCGTGCTGGTATCGCCTACTCGGACGGTCTTGACGAGGTTGATCCCGCCTCGAAACATCTCACGGACGACGTCCGTAGTACCTGCCGTTCCGAAGTAAGCCGTCAGCTGGTCCATCGACTCGATTTCGACGATCGTGTTCAAAGGACCGCGAGTACCGCGAATGATCGCAGCACCCGTTCCTTGTGAGTCGGGGAGTTTCGGCGGCTCCCCGATGTTCATGAACGCGAACGCTGGACCCGGTCGAACGGGTACAGTGCCGATAGCGTATGTACCAGGCATGTCTAGCCCTTACACCTCCCGTCCGAGGAATTCCGGCAACCACGCCTCGAGGTCGGACTTCGTGAACTCCGTGACTGGTTGCCCTGTTTCCTGTTCTCTCCACCGTAGGACACCCATCAACGCCTCAGGCTTGGCAAGGCCATACCCTGCGGAGTTAGCGAAGTCCATGATGTCCTCACGGGTGTAAACAGACTCGTTCGGGTCCCGCGGCTGCGCTTGACCGCTCTGCTGTGCGGGTGTTTCACCCACAGGTGGACTCGTCTGTGCCTCTGCGGGAGGGTTTGTGGTTTCCCCTGTTCCCGTTGATGCGGGCCGCTGAGCTGGCTGGGTCATTACTCCTCCTTACGCTGCTGGCGACGGAACGACAAATTGTGGGACAGTACCCTCCGTTGGCGACGACTGAGCTTTCTGGATGATCAAGTATGGCGCTGTGGTAATTGCCATACCACGCATGATGCCGTAGCGAATGGGAATCCGGATCTGTCCCTGTCGCCAAGGGTTGCTAGAGAAGTTGACCACGAGACCTGGCTGGATGTACATCTTTCGACCATCATCCATACAGATCCAGGCCTCGATCGAGAGTTTGTCACGGACATGTGCGGCCCATTCCCATCCAGCCGTTGCCGACTTTGTGATTACGTGACCGACTAGGGTGCCTGTACGCCACTGACACAGATTCATCTTCTCCGTGTCCGTGGTCTGCTCTATGCGAAAGTATACACCCGGTCTAGTGTCATCAGGCATCCATTGTGTTACGTCTATCTGGATGGTGCCAGCAGGGAACGCGGCCTCTACGAAGGTTGCCGTCGACCACGCCGGATCTGGAACAACCCCTGTTGGTTTCAGCCATGTCAGATTGATGACTGTAAACCGTTCCCCTCGGTTTAGGTTGATAAGTTGCGTGTCGTTCGTATCTGGTCTCAGACCCGAGTCGAACCAGAGTTGGTACCGTTCCGCCGGTACGTCGCTGGAGACGACGACCAAGCCGTGTAGGCTCGTCCTGATCTCTCGTCGAAGCATGTCGATGTCGACAAAGGTATCCGGCTCGACGACCGGGATGACCTCGATTTGGCTCGCATTCGGGATCCACCAGTCAGTGAACGCATCAACGCCTTCACGAACGACGAGATACGGCCGTTCAGGCTGGATATAACCCGGTACATGGGGTTCGTAAACACGTCCTCCACATTCCGGAACACCGTCGATAAGGGCCTTCTCGACTTCTTCACGTAAGGTCGTCACGAGTGCACACTAGGACCAATACTTTGCCACGATGTCGTCGATCTTAGGACCGTAGATGTTGGCAGTAGGACCGACAATGGCATGTGCGCCACCATCAGCCTCTTCCAGGTCATCGCCGTAGTCGCAGATCATGTCGTCGTAGCCAAACTCCACGTCGATGGAGAAATACTCCCCTTCCGATTGCGGACCGTTCTTCGTCACCGTGATCTTGCAGTACAAACTGGCACGAGCAGCGCCCGTAACGTCTTGCCACGGAGCGTTCTGCTTCATGTACGCCGTCGCATCTTGTGCCAGGGCGTCGAGGTCCTTGGTCATTGCGTGGGTACGGTCTTCAAGTTCCTTATACCAGGCCTGAGCGAGTCCCTCAAGTGTGTCGACCTCCACCATTTCACCGGCGGCGGCGACCAGATCCTCTGCTACGACTGGAATCAGGAATGACATTGTGTCAGGAGATGACCTCTAGGTCGCACTCGTACCCGAAAACCTGACCCTCCATTTGCATCGCGCTTACACCGACAATGCGCATATAACCGCGTCGTGGGTCTTGGAACTCGTCGAGTACATGTGGACCGTACATCGCGTCTAGGTCTGTTTTGCCTGAGTACAGTCCACCACCATACCCAAACATGCCGAACACTACCGACACTTGCTGTGTACCTGCCAAGGTGGTCACAGTTCGTGGGGCAGCTCCGGCTGCGCGGATGAAAACCCTCACAGGGAAAGGTCCGACGTCTGATTCAGTGGTCTGGAGAGCGGACCCTGCAGGATTGCGTTGCTTCCGATGGATAACGATGTCCTGTGGGTCGAGTTGGATCATGAAGTCGTGCGCCGTGATGTAGGCGTTTAGGACGGCTCCCATCCAGCGATCCCCTACGGAACTGTACTACCAAGGCCACCTTGCAACGGCCAAGGAATCCCTGCCGCTGCCAAGGCGTTCTTGTACTGGGATTCGGTCACGATGTCATCGCGGACAATGGTTTGTGCTACGACGTAGTAGTCGATGGCATAGGCAGAGCTGCCGAAGCCTGGAATCAGGCCACGGTAGTACTGCGCCATACGCATTGCGAAGTCCGCCATGTCCTTCGGGGTTGCGAACTGAACACGCTCCGACCCTGCAGAAACGGACAGAATGCCTGCGGTGTTGGAGACGACTTTCGCCGCCTTCGCCATCCAGGCATTTGCTGCCGCTTCTTGCAGGGAGTCCGCCGTCTGGAGGTAAACGTCGATCTCCGCGTCAGTAAAACGCGTGTCGGTGTCCGTGCCCCCAGGAGGTACGACCTCGTCGATCAATACCCTGAGGGCTTGCTCCAGTTCGGGTGTCGGAGCCATGGTGGGTGCGCCAGTCCCGTGCTGTCGTTACCGAGCAGGTGGCGGTGTACTGGTGGTGCTCGTACCGGTGGCTGGAGGCGCGGTTGTCGGCTGCGTTTGTGCGGTGTTCGCAGGCTGACTGGCTGGCTGCGGTGCCATTGGTGTCGCTGCGGTGCCCTCGGGGGTGGTCACACCACTGTTGAGGGACAGACCTGGCGGTACACCTTCCTCCGCCCGAGCTTCCGCCGCAGCCTGTAGCGCTGCCGCGCGAGCCTTGGGATCTTCCTCGTCGGAACCAGTGTCGAGCAGCTTCTGGGTTTCCGAGCTGAGGCCGCTGGTTCCCGTGAGAGAGCTGGCCATGCCACCACCTGGCCGTACAGCCTGATGGGCTTCGAGCTTCTCGCCCCATGTTCCACCGACCCTTTGTCGATGAGCGTCACGTGCCTCGACGAGGTCTTCCATGCTAGCACCGCCAGCGGAGAAAGTTTGCCCTGGCACTGGACTGTGGATGATGATCTCCTGACGAGGCTCTTCCGGACCCTTGCCGCCGATCACGACCTCAGCTGCCACGTCTTCCAACCCTGCTCCTGATCCGTTGCCGTACGGAACCGGCTTCGGATCGAGATCCGGCTTCTCGGTAACTGGCGTGAGGTACAACTTGAAGAGGTCGGCACGGGGCTCGAAGTAGGGGCAGTTGTGGATTGCTACATCGCCCCCGTCTGACCACCGCCGAGCGGGAAGCGCCGGATGACACTTCTCGATCGGCAGGTAGTCGACGTCTGCACCTGGAAGCCAAGGATACCAGGTGCAGCGCGCGCACTGCGCGGTCCCTTCAGCGAGATCGGGAGTTCCACCCTGACCGCTGGCGGGATCCACTTCGGTCATTGGCGTCTGCGCGTCCGTTTGCGACTGCGCTTCTGCCGTGCTTGCTTCTGCCATTGTCGGTTCTTACCCTCCTGGGTTGCCGTTTGGTCTGACTACGGCAGTGTTACTTCGTGGGCCATGTACGCGAGAGCTGCGTAGACACCCAACCGGCAACGACCGACGATTGCGTTCTCGATGAGCCTCTTGAGGTCCGCACCGTCTGCATCGACCCGCAGACCGTGCTTGACGAGGCTTCGGCACCAGCGCTGTGGCTCGATCAGGTACGCCTTGTTCGTTGGCACTGCTGGGTACGTGTACGTACGCTCGCCGACCTGGACTGAGTAGCCTGGGTAGTAGATGTACGTGGAGATGCCAGTTGCCAACGCTGGGTACTGCGTTCCCGACACAACCAAGGCCTGCAGCGCTTCCTCGATGTCCCACCTGTTTGAGGGGTGGACAAGCATGATGCTTGGCTGCAGGACGCCGATGCGGTTCCCGATCGCGTCGAAGATCGGGTTGTTGTTCAGGTTGACCATCGCCTGACGCAGTGTCGCACGAATGTTCAGGATCCTGGTGGATTCCGTCGTGACCGCGGCAGTCTTGTTGGCGGCTGGGTACGTGTACGAGAAGATGGGGGAGAGGTGTAGGTGATTCATGAGCGAGTTGTAAGCCTCGCCCATAGCCCTTGCGGACTCCGCAGCTTCCCACGTCTGGTCGTAGAGGACCATGTCCTCAGTCCACTGGAACCCAGCGGCGTACGTGATGATCGGAACGGTATCTCGGGCTCCAAACACGCGTGCACCGAACTTGACCTCGTCAAGCTCCAAGTGCTCAAGGAAGACGACGCGTGCGGCGGAGAGGATGCCTCCGATGTTGACGTTCATCGTGAAGTTGGCGTCCTCCATGATCCGATAAATCGGTTCATACATGGTTGGGACGGCTTCACGACCGATCTCGAGGTCGATGATCGTGCGAAGAACGATGGAATCGAGGGCGGCTGGGGTCGTCAGCAACTCACCAGCTGGTCTGGTGAATTCGAACGTCTCCATCTCGCCGTTGACCATCTTCTTCTCGCAGTACCGCGTTTCACCGTCGAAGGTGTACGGGATCTGCTCGGTGATGGTCCGCTTTGCCCGCTCTTCGCGCAGGCCTTCCATTGTGAGAATACGTGCCATCTGTCTGTTCCTCCCTTAGTCGCCGCGCTGAGCCGACGGCCCGTCGAAGTACATCCAGATGACGTTGTTCGCGTCTTTCGCCGACGTGACGCGTCCTGCCTTTCGGCCGCCTGCGATGACCGCCGTACTGAAACGGTTGTTTGCAGGGTCCCAGTAGATCAGGTCACCGACGTTGTACGCCTGTGCCGTATCAATCTGGGACGTCTCGTACTCGGCTGCTTCGATGGTGAGGATGATGGGCAGCGTCACACCGACACCGGTCGTGACTGGCTCGCCAGCCCATCCGAGATACCCCTGAACGAGAGCGAAACTGTACTGTGGTACGTTGCTGCTCGCTGGCAGGGTAACCCGAACAGCCCGTCCATCGGAAACCCTACGGCCCATTGCCTAGGTCCTCCTTCGTGAAGGTTGTTCTGGCGCCTTAGCCGCCCACTCGAACTGTCTTGCGGCGCAGGTACTCGTTGGTCTGACCATTGCTTCCGCCTTGGCCACCATTGTTGGCACCCGACCCGCTGGAGTTCGTGTGAGCTTGCCCGCCGTTCGGTGACTGGCTTCCTGCTTCGAGCAGGTTGCCGATCGCATCCTTGACGCTCTGACGGCCGAGCATTTCACCGACCACAGTCTTGATCTGGTCAGCGGTCATGTCCTTCGTCAAGTGAGGGGTTACCAGGTCGTTGACGAGCGGCCGAGCCTTCTCGTTCACGACCATCTCGCCGAGAATGGTGGAAACCCTGCCATTGAACTCGGCGTTGGACACGTTCGCCTCGGCGGTGTGTGCTTCCTTGGTGCGTGCGACCAAGTCCTCACCAGTGGTGGCCTCGTCGAGACCGAACACACCGGCGATTTCGCCGTACGCGAGGAACCGCGTCTGGAGGCGATCCCACGTGTCCTTGTCAATAATCGCGGCGGCCGTCGGGAGGTCGACTTTGAGTACGGGCAATACCTCTGCAGGCGTCCAACCCATCTCGCCGAGGACCTCTTCAGGCTTGGCCCGTCCCTCTTTGAGGGCCGCAACTGCCTCTGCAACTGTCACCTTGTGACCTCCCTGACCTCCTTGGTTCGTGTTCCCCTCACTGTGCGCGCTTTCTCCTGACGCGTTTGATCCTGACGCGTTTGATCCTGACGCGTTTGATCCTGACGCGTTTGATCCTGACGCGTTTGATGTTGCGCCGGTTACCGCTGAACCACGTTGGGATTCGGGCGGCCGTTGTTGCTGACCCCCGGCATTGGAGGAGCTATCACCGTGATTTCCTTCCCCTCCGGAATGCTCGTTGCTCCCAGAACCCGAGCCTTGGCCATGCGACTCTGTGCCTGAGGCGGCGCCGGCAGATTGGGATCCGTCTCCACTCCCTGAGTGGTTATCACCGTTGTTGCCGGCCGACGACCCCGTACCGCCGCTATTTGACCCTGCTGACCCGTCGGTTGACGACCCGCTGTTGGACGAGTCGTTCGAATGTTGCTGGTTATTACCTGTTTGCCCATTGCTACCTTGGCCTCCTGTGGCGTCTTCGATGACGTATGCGTCCGTCTGGAGGTCCTTTAGGACCTCTCCGATGTCGGGACCCGTGATGTCTACTTGTTCACCCAAGGCGACGATGCGGGTTTGCATTCCAGCACGTCCCAAAGGTGTCCAGTCAATGGACAGAGGGTCATAATCTACGACGTCAATTCCGTCGGCGCCGCGTTGGAGTTTCGGCAGGCCAAAGATGCTGGTTTGCGTGATGGATTTCTGTCGGATCCACCGCTTGAGGTTCTCGGCGGCCTTGTCGACGATGCCTCGGAAGTAGGCTTTGCCCTTTCCAACTACCTGACCCTGTTCGTCGAGGATTGGTGCCTCAGGGTCGAACTTCGCTCCGACCCAGTGGGTAACAGGGATTGGAAACTGATGGCTCACGTCTTCAGGCTTCTGGTGACCGAGAAAACCAGGGAGTCCGCCCTTGTTGACAGCGTCAACAACGCGTTGGAGGGCTTGAGCTCTGTAATTCCAACCACGCTTCGACTTGCCAACAGGCGTTTCGACAACGACCTCAAGAGGATCGTTATCCCCATTGCGGAAGTTGTCGACATTAGCCCACGCTGCCGCAGGAATATCTGCGACACGAATTTCACCTGCTGCTTGTGCTGCCGCTACGGCTTCAGGCGTCTCTGCCGTAGACAGAGGCGACAGTCGCGCGACGAGCGCAACGGGCTTAGGCTGATCGGCAGAGTTATTCCCCATTTTGATCCTACGATCCTATACTCGTATTATATGACAATGCCACTTGGACTGGCAATGAGTCCTGCAAAAGTCGAGAGGATAACAACCGGACCCAGTCACTCCGGATGTGGATTAGTGAGTCACTCCGGAAGTTGATTAGTGAGTCACTCCGGAAGTTGATTAGTGAGTCACTCCGGAAGTTGATTAGTGAGTCACTCCGGAAGTTGAACCGTTAGTACCTGCTCGACTTGCCAAAGCTCTCCGACTTTGAACATCACCGCCGGCCCCTTGGGTGTTGGCTTGTCCTGTGGGTTGACCCTCCTGGCTCGGTTGGGTACCTCCTTGATCCGGTTGGTTAGCTTGCTGGACGGCCCCTCCGCCGAAGCCCGTTGCGAGTTTGGCCTTTGCAAGGATTTCAAGACCGGCCTGGACGCGACGAATCTCGTCGACATCGGCGCTCGGATCGTTCCAGGGCAGAACCGTAGTGATGTACTGCCGCATGAATTCCGATGCGCTTTCCACCGAGATCATGCCTACCTGGACCATTTCCGTCATGGCATCCGCCATGGTCTTGACTGTATCGGCTGTGGTCTTGTCGTCTTTCGACGTCATTTGATCCCAGCCGATTTGGGTGTCGTATGATGACAGGGCTACGTTGTCCAACATGGACTTGACCTGCAAGTACATGCCGGCGAAGTTCTTGAAGGGATCGCCCATACCCTCCCGTTTTCGAGCGATCTTGCGTTCCAGTGGCAGCATTTGCTCCTGCACACTGGCTCGGCTACTCTTGACTGCAGGCCCAAAGGCGAACTCAGGCGTCTCTGAGACCGAAATGATGCAGTAGAACAGCAACTGCAACAGTGCTTCCGTGGAACGGGCACCGTTATCTGCAGTGATGAACTGCACATCGTCGTCAGTCTGGACCAGGAAGATTTCCTTGTCGGCGAACATCAGCCGCCTGGCATCGATTTCATCCTGGGAGAAGTTGTCCTGAAGGAACTTCTCCACGTTGGCCAGCTTGAATTTGACCTTCGGACGTGTGAAGAGCTTGGAACCTTGGATGCTGAACAGGGCTACGTCGTGATACGTCTTGAGGAACGGCTCGATTGGTTCCAGATCACTGGCACCAAACAGCGCCGATTCCTCCTGTTCGTTCTTGAAATGCACGATAGGAATGAACCCGAACGGGTTCTCCCGCGTGTAGGTGTACCGATCCTGGTACATTTGCGGCGCTGCGCCCCAGATGTACGAGTTGGTAACCAGCGGGGTGATCTCCTCTACGACCGAAAAGTTGATAGTCGTGGTCGTGAGGAACGGGTTGTTCAACTGGGAAGGGTCAACAACCTGCATGGGTTTGACGATCGTGACCTTCTCCCACTCGCCGGTATCTGGGTCAATGATCGGGATCAGCCACTCGGGTGGAATCAAATCGCACTGAATCGTACGCGCACCAGTGGTAAACCTGTCCGGAACGACGCGAAACCGCGTAAAAACGTCGCCATCGCGGAAGGAATTGCGCACGATCCGTGCCATAACCGACCGATAACGCAGGTTGAAGTCGTCCAACATGCTTTGGATGACCACATTTTTCAGGTCGTACGAGGTAAAATGCGGCGGACCCATGAAACCCGCCGTAATATTGATGGCCGGACGGGCAAATCCTGCACCCAACTTGTACTTGTCGTTCGTGTTGTAGTACAGTTCGCGGCACAGTTTGTAGTTTACCCGTGACGTGTCAATGTTATAGGCCACAAACGGCCCAACAATGTTGTACGCACCGCCAAAAAGCGCGGGGTACGTGCGTGCTACACTAATCTCACCTGTAACCTGAGCCCGGAGGCGGTCCCAAACGCCGAGGACCCCTGATCTAAATGGCTTTGGGAACAGCCGCATCCGAGAGTCTGCGCGGATATTCATCCCTACGAGCGGATCAGGACGATCCTCAAAGGACACATCCGCAGCTGTATGAATACCGTCTGTCACAGCGGCCATGTCAGATCTCCTCCCTACGCTGCGGATTCGTCGTAGAACGAAGCGTTCTTGAACACCTGTCGTACCTTATCGTCGACAGGAACGCCTTCGTCGGACAGCAAGAGTTCGGTCAAAGCCCAAACCAACGCGTCAACACGGTCAGGACTGATGTCCATATCGTCAGTGAACGCACACATCTGGTCCTCCAACAGGGGCATCGGACCTACGTGGTGCACCCAACCCTTCTCATACATGCTCGAAATTGGTTCAGCACGCGCCTTCTTGCCTCGGGAAGCAGTAATGGACTTGAAGGGCACATACTCTCCGCCACGGATCGTACGGATAGTGTGTTCAACCATGTCGCCGCCATTGTTCACCTCACCAACGATCTTGTCGGCCTGCCAGAGTCTGTAGGCACTAACCGCCTTCGTACCCCACTCATGTGGCGTCCAGCGGCCCGATAGATCACCAAGAACGTATGCGTGACCATCAAGTCCCTTACCGACGACAATGAGACCTGTCTCATCCACCTTGTCCCGATTGCGGTTCAGGCGGGCAGTCGTCTTCGATTTGCCTGCAGGATCGACGGCGACGATGATGCGCTTGAGTGGCGGATATACACTACGTCGGTGCTGATCAATCAGCTGGCGTGACCAAAGTGCGCCTGGAACGTCATCGAGAATCTCGGCTTGGAGTTCCTGACGGCCTAACGTGGTACCTTCGTACTTCGTAACGATGTCCTGGAAGAACCCTTCCGCCAGGTTATCACGGTTTTCGTACGTAGTACCCTTGGTTGCATGGTTCCTAGGCGTGTGATTCTTGTCGTTCAGGTTCGAATCACGCACCAGCGTGCGGATCAGCGTCTTCGGCTTAGGCGTCGTCGTGGCAACACACTGCGGGTTGTTGCCAAGACGAAGTCCAAACATGAGCATATCCCAGGTTTCGGCGTACTTCCATGCCGCAATCTCATCTGCCCACGCGGCCTCGTGCTGAGGACCTCGCAGTTGATCCGGATCCTCGGCAGAGTATAAAGTAGCAATAGCACCATTCGGCCACGTCAAACGCCGTTTGGAGGGCTCGTATAAGGGCTTGAACCATGGCGGGCTAACGGCAAGGATGCCTGACTCCCCTTCCACCATAACATCACGGCCGTCAGCTGCAGTCGGAGCAACAAATGCCAGTCGCATGCGCCCCATTTTCTCGACCTGATACCTCACCCACTCAGCGCCAGTACGAGTCTTACCCCAACCGCGACCCGCGAGGATGAGCCATACACGCCAAAACCAGTTGGGAGCGTGCTGGCCCGGCCTGCCCCAGAACCGCCAGTCGTATTGGAGGCCTAAAGCCTCCTGGTCCGTCAGGGAGCGAAGGAACTCTGCGAGCTCCTCGACCGTGAGGTCACTAGCAATAACACCCGCACTGCTATCGCTATCCTCTCCCTGACGGCCAGCCCACTCTGCATAACTAGTGGCTGGCAGTTCTTCCTGCGCAACTACCATTAGTTAGTGGTTTCTGGCTCCGGCACAGCGGTCTCAAGTTGATTCAGTCTCGGCGACGGAACATCGATGACCATAGGCGCTACTTCCCTGGCAAGGCTTTCCATCTCTCTCCGAAGCGTGCCAGGTGCCAGCCCTTTACGCCGCTCGGCGATCTCCAAAAGCTTGTCCCGTACCGCGACACGTGCCCCACTGAGATCCGAGATTTCTGCCCGCTCAGTCGCCTCACCGTCCTCCAGACGCCTTTTATCGATAGAGATACCCATAGCGACCGTGAGGTCCTTGAGGTCACGTGCAGTGAGGTTGTCATCGTCCAGCATCAACTCGATGCGCTCGAAGGCAAGGTTGATGACCCTTAGCCGTTCGATTTGGCAGTAGTCGATATGCGCTTCGTGGCGCCTGGTTGAAGCCAGAGCGACAGTGTCGATGTTGTACGCCTTGGCCATGTGCTGCACGACCATTTTGTCAACGCCGAACAGCCGCCCCACGCGATTGATGGAGTTGCCAGCCAGTAATGACTCGACAATCCGTGCCTTGACGTTGTCAGAGATCAGAGGCTGCCAGCCACCTTCCTTTTGTCCGCCGGCACCAGGTCCTGCATAGTAGGCTGGTACGCCGCCTTGGGTTCCCAGCCGCCCTTTGTAGTACCTGTTACCGCCTGTACCATTACGTCGTGGTACGTAGGTTTTCATGTCCGTCGGTGGGCGTGGTTCGTTGGGTCCTACATCTGACAT